TTCTTGAATCGTTATTTTATTATTATTCGCATTTATATTGTAAAACGAATAAGGAATGACTGCATGTCGAACGCTTAGCATAATTGTGTGCTGTGATTGAATTTCAATAACTGGAAGGTTGAAATTGCAATCTGACAAGGTTGAATCATTGTACGACGTTGCATACCGTGAATTAAGATGTATTTGAATACTTTCAACGCTCATTTATATTAAATGTGATAAAATTCCTAAACACGACGATCACCGAGTTTGGTAAGATTACGATAGTCATGACTCTTCAATGGGTTGATTATTCCTCTTGTACCTCCTATTGTTATTTTTTTACCTCCTGATTGAGTATTTCGCAGAATTGAAACAACGTCATTACTCGCTCGAATATCCGTTTGATTTGGTCTTATCCTTTTACCAATCCCGAATAAACCTACTCCCTTGCTCGTCGTTATTACTTTTGCGATTTTTCCGCCAACGCTTTCAGCCAAACTTCCACCCAACGAGTCACCAATTGCAGTGATATTCTTATTTTTGTATTTCTGTTTTACCTTGTCAACTAATGCAGATGATCTCTGAAATCTTGGTGTCAATCCGCCCAACCCAACACCCAATGCTATATCTGTTAATATGTCACTGCCTTTTCGTGATCCAGTGAATACAATTTTCGGGTTGTTGCGTTTGTCCAAAAATACCTTTTGCTCAGCATTTGACAAGTCTTCATCCAACACATAACCGTATTTTTTACCGATTTCTTTTGCAGGAGTATTTCTGCCATATGATGCTTGAATTAGATCTTTCAACTCACTCGCTTTTGTGTTCGTCATTTATATTTGCTTCTATATTTATTTTTTCACTTCTCTCTTCCATTTCTTTAAGAGGACTGTTGTCCTTATTTTTCTCAACAATCTGATCAATTATCTTGTCAAATGCTGGAAAATTATTAAACTCTGGAAACTTGTTTTCGAAAAATTCATGTGACTTGAAAAAGGTGTTGTATCTTACCTTTTGCCAATCTATCTCGTCGTTTTGTCTCAAGCCAAAATTCAATTCATCAGGGCAAATTCCTCTTTCTAAACTCTTGATTAATTGGTTTATGTCGGTCATGTTTATTATACGCAGAGATTTAAATCTTCAGAGAACTACGTTCTCCGAACCTCTCCTTTGGCGACATCGTCGCCTATTCATCCGACTGCAAGCGGAATTGCATTAGGTCCCTGATTTAATTGTTAAAAGATTGAATTTTTTATAGATTTGATTCGTCGTTGTATCAATGTCTAAATGCGTATATGGTTTATCAAAAACATAGTCATACAACTTGATGGCATCGTCTTTTCTCATGTTAAGCAATTCGTTTGCAATGCTGTACCATTCCTCGACGTTTTTTGGCTTGAAGATTGTTACATATGTCAACTGCTTTCTGAGTTGCTTAGGGAAGTAGTAAAATGCTTGTAGTGTGAAAATAAACGAACAGCATAAGTGTCGTGCTTTTATCAACATTCTATTTAACATTTTTTGAATATCCATATTTTTTAGTTGATCTGCAAAATCGTCAATGATGACACATGAGTATTGAATCTCCTTTTCCTCGTCCGACGAATCGTCTGATTGCTCGTCGTCTTCAAACCCAGCAACCTTTTTCTTCTTCTGCAGATCAACCTCCTCTCCGCCTTTTATCTGAATAAGTTCATTATAAATGTTCGCTAAATGTTGAACGGTCAATTCGTGAAACACATCTTCATGCATTGCGAATGGATGATTCTCTAATGAACTAAACGATGATGGAGGACAGAAGTAATAAATCTTATAGAATTTGTTACGATAACACTTTGTTGACTTGAATAGGTTCAGCAACAAGTTTGTCTTCCCGCTGCCACCAGAACCCGTCAACGCATATATCATGCCATTGCGGCGACTGATGTTGGTGTTTTTGATATCTGGAATAAAAATGTCTTGTTTCTCCTTGATTGGTCTAAACGTCACACCATTTGGGTTTTTGGTTTCAATTATGTCTGTTATTGGCATTGTTTATATTTGAAAGATATTAATTTATTATTTTCCGATTTTTATTTTCTTTAGGTATTTTAAACATGGAAGAAATCGAAGAAAATGAAAATGTCCAAAACGAGCCTTTGACCAAACAAAAAAAAGGACGTCCAAAAAAGGCGATCAAATCAATCGAAATTTCTGACGTAATACCTGCTAAAAAAGAAAGAACGGAAAAACAAAAGGAGGCCTTTGCAAAGGCACAGGAAACGGTGAAGGCTAACCGTTTGAAAAAACTGGAGGATAAAAAGGTTGAAGCATCTAAATTGCTGCTTGAGAAGGGTATTGAATTTCCTGCTAAAATTGAGCCTCCAGTTGTAGAAGAAGAACCAGAGAATGAAATCATTTATGTCAAAAAACAACGAGCAAAGCCCAAACCAAAGAAGAAGAAGATTATTGTTTATCAGGACGAATCAAGCGAAGAATCATCTGAAGAGGAACAAGAGATTCACTTCAAAAAGTCAAAGAACTTCAAGACGCAGCAGAATAAGAAGTCAGTTATAAAAGTCCATGAACAACCACAAGAACCCCAAATTCCTGACAACAAGCGGAATTACTCAGAAAAGAAAATAAGTTTTTTCTGCGATTAGAATAAAGATGCCGAAAAAAAAGATGACGGACATAGAACTGATTGAACTCATAAAGAAAATCATTGCAGAATTGCAGAAGAGCAAAACGGGTAAGACCCCACAAATTACACCAAATGGTTTAGGAATGTCAAATCCGATAAAAATGAAACGAGCAAACCAAAGAACACAAATAGCAGAACTCAAAGACAGGATAAGAATCAAGAATCTTGAGAGGGAACTTATGAAACGTGATATCGCATCCCAACCAATACGAGACCAGCGAGAATACTTGAGACAATTTGTGACTAATTTTTTGAACACCAGAGATGTATATGAAGACAACGGTTATACGGTCGAAGAGCCAGACTATGAGATGTACATGCAACCACCACAACCAACAACCCAAGGGTTTTCAATGTCCGACAATTATGGGACGTTCGGTGAAACGGTAGGAAGCGATCGTTTTTTGGAACAACGAATGCCGTTTCAATTGCAAAGAGGTTCTTTTAGTCAACAGCCTTTAGAAATAACGTCGCCATCAGTTTCTGCACAAGAATCACCGCCAGAAGAATCATCATACATGGGTCAAACTACTGGATCTGATATTGTAGAACACCCCGATGCATTTATTCAAGATCAACCTGAAGCATATGGATATAGTAACATCCCAGATTTCGGGGTTGGTCCTAATGAACAGATTGATGTAGCCAATCCTTATTTTGATCAGACAGGAGAACCACCTGCACAACAACAAGAACAACAACAACCTGAAGGTATTGAATTGCCTGTAATTAGTGGTAGAAGACCACCTATGCCATTGTCACAGAGGCTTTCACTAATAAGAGATACGTATAGAAAATATGCTGGTAGTCAACTGGATCCCATTATTTATCGTCCAACAACAGAAAAACCACTTAATGATGCAATCAAACAACTTGCACTAAAACAGTATATATCGATGGGTGGTTCAAACCCAAAGGTGTTAAAATCAAAAAGATTATCGCTGATCGAAAGTGAATTGCAAAATTTAAAAGATGCCAATAGTATATAAATGAGCAATTTTCTGAACTTGGGATATAGCAGTCTCAATGATTTGGTGAGCATTCATGCGACCGACATTACAACAGAAACGTTGGTGACAAATAAAATAAATGCTAATGATGTCGTTTTGAGCGGTACTATTCAAAACGGTTCAAACATAATTTCTTTCAACGAGCAATACCAATTCGTAGATGTCACCCACAATATGCATGTTTATGGTACATTGCTCTTGGACTATCAAAATCAGACCTACAATGTCGGGCAAATGTTGCTTCAAGGAGGCGGATCCGGCGGAAATCCATATCCAAGTATCACCTACAATAGCAGTACTGCAGAAACAACGTTCAGCGGTTCACTCATTTTTCCAAGTCAGAGCATTACTTCGGGAAGTATCATAAACAACGATTTCATGACATTGGGTACAACCCAGAATATTTTATCATCTAAAACATACTCGACACAACAAAATTTTAGCAGCAATATTCGTCTCGATGGCAGTTTACTATTGAACTCAGCAAATTTAACCTTGACAAACACCAATTTGCAGAAGATCCAGTACCTCAGCAGTGTCACGAGTGATATAAAAACTGACATCAGCAATCTACAGCAAAAATTGACAGCCGTTTCTTATACAGCAGGAAGTCCCAACATCACCAATATCTCAGATAAATTGACATGCAATGTCATCTCATTTTCCACAAGTTTGAATGGGGTCAGTTCCACTACGTATGGGTACATCTCAACTCTCAGCGGTAATGCTGAAAACAGATTGGTGAGCAATGCAAACGATATTCAGGTGTTAAAAGATACCACACGTAACATGTCATCTACTTCGTCACAAACCACATTCAGCGGTACATTGAATAGCAGCATTTTCACATTCGGTACATCAATCAACGGATTCACATATAACGAGTTCAACTCCGCAATTACAAACACAAAGAATTTGACAAGCGACGCAAGTTCAGCAATTTTGGCATTGCAAAACAGAACACAGTACTTGTCTTACGGCACATCCAGTAGCACGTTTTCAGGAACTTTAAATACATCAACCCTTGTTTTCAGTAACACAATAAATGGGTACACTACCGGGGATTTTTCAACTTCTATAACCAATACAAAAACTTTAACTTCACCAGCACAAGACCAGTTGACCGCAATTGGAACAACCGCTTCAGCGGCATCAGCAGCATCCGCTTTAAATACTGCTGCAATTGTAACTATCACGACTGTCACACTCCCCGGCATGAGTGCATTAATCACTGGAAATACTACGGCAATCTCAGGAAATACTGAAAGCATAAACGCTCTCAACCAAAAATGTACTCAAATTTCGTACAACAATACAACGAGCATCACAACAATTGGGTCAACATGTTCTACAAACGTTTTTCGCCTCTCGACCCTTAACAGCGGCTTCACACAAGACGAAAACCAGCCTGTAACATTTATCGGTCAAATGCGGTTTAGAAATGGGGTCAGGATAAGCGATGGATTCGGTTTTGATGTTAGCGGAAACGTGTCAGTTGGAGGCAGTG